GTGCTAACACCTTTGCAACCGCAAACAACGACCTCACCGGCTCAATCTGGGGTATCCCAGTAGTAGTCGACCCAACCCTAGGAACCGGTCTTGCTTACCTAGCAAACAGCCGCGCTCTTCAGGTTGTCGAGGCCAGCGGTTCAGGTACTCGCCTATCGGCTCAGGACGTATCGACCTTGACCGACACCCTGTCGCTCTACGGTTTCGCTGCAATCACTGTTCCGTTCGAGTCTGCAATCGTCAAGCTCGACATCACCGCCTAAGGACTAAACCGATGGCTGTGACGCTCCAAGAGTTCAAAGATTACGTTGGCACTAAGGACACTTCTGACTTCCCTCAGGAATGCCTGAACGCTGGACACGCTGAAGTTACGCTGATGATTGGGACTGCAACTAACGTTCCGACCTCGGTGCATGACCTTTGCGTGCTTCAAGTAGCCTCTGAACATTGGAACCGTCGCAACGCTCCAAGTGGTATCGCTCAGTTCGCTGACGGCTCGGGGCAGGGGATGCGTGTAAGCCTGGACACTAAACGTTCGGTTTATGCGCAACTCCTGCCCTACTTGGGCTGGTCTGTATGAGCGAGGCTGGTGCAGCTAAGGCGGAACTTGCTCTGACTCTTCAAGAGGCAGGGCTGGACGTCTATGACTACATTCCTGAGCGCGTGACTCCACCAGTTGTTGTTATTCGCCCAGGTTCGCCATACATTGCGCCCGGTTCGGTCGGTTCGGTTTATGACCTAAACCTCGAGCTAGTGATCATTGCAGGTTTTGCCACAAACGAAACCACCATTGACGACCTCGACGACCTAATCGAGCAGACACTAACGGCCATACCAGCAGACGCTGGAGTTGGCAGTGTTGCACAGCCGTACTTGCTTGGCATGAACGGTAACGACCACCTGGCAACGACCATCAACGTTGACCTACAAATCTCTATCTAAGAAAGGTTCTGAAGATGCCAATCTCAACCAGAATCAAAGCATCGAACATCAAGTTCACCATCAACGCAACCGACTACTCTTTTGACGCTGACTCGATTGAACTGGCTCTAACTGACGCTCCTGGCGCACAGCAGACCTTTTCAGAAGTGCAGCCTCTTCAGGAGTGGAAACTAAGCATCAACGGTATTGCTTCGGGCGACAGCGCGAGCCTTTACCAGTTGCTATTCGCTAACTACGGAACTCAGGTAGCGTTTAAGCTTGCCCCTCAGGGCAACACGACCGCAACCACCAGCGCACCAATCTGGGAGGGCACTGTCTTGTTTGACACCCTGCCTCCTCTCTCGTTGGTCTCTGGCGAGATCATGCAGTTCTCGACTGAGTTGACTGTCGTGAACTCGGTTCACACTCCAAGCGCAACTCCACCGGTCTACTTCGGACTTACCAAGAAGACCAGCTAGTAATCATGGCTCGCACGCAAGTCGCGAGCGGTGTAATCCAAGCCGAGGGTCTTGGGCAACTTCGCAGGTCGCTCAAGGCCGTCGGTGCGGATAAATCAGAAATCGCCGACGCAAACTATGAAGCAGCACAAACACTGATTAGGGCTGCTTTACCTTTGGTTCCGACTTTGACGGGCAGATTGCGTGGCAGCCTAAAAGCGGGTCGCGCCCAAAGTCAAGCCGAAGCTCGAGCAGGTAACAACGGGAAACTGGGTTACGCTGCACCGATTCACTGGGGCTGGGCTGTTGTCGGCGCAAGCCACAAAGGCAAACTAAGCCCAACTAGCAACAGACGAATCCGCAACATCGAGCCACAGCCATTCTTCAGCGAGGCTCTCGGATACACTTATGAAGAAATCCTTACAAACTACAACCGCAACATGCAAAACCTAGTAAACAAATACGGACTCGGAGAATAAAAAATGACTATCGACTTTGACACAATGACACTCAACGAGATTGAGCAAATCGAACTACTAACGGGCAAGAGCATCGAGTCGATTATGGATGAGGGCGCACCTCGAGGTCGCGTCTTCAAAGCCATCATCTTTGTTTTTATGAAGCGCACTAACCCAGACTTCACTTTTGAACAGGCTGGCGAGTTCTCGATGGAACAAGCTACGGCTCTTTTCAGTGGTGATGAAGACCCAAAAGACGGATAAGAAAGGAGCAAGCCGACCGTATGGCCGACTTCTGTCTGGCAACTAAAATGTCGCCAACAGAATACCGGGCATTGACACAGACCGAATACGCTGCATTCGTTCGAGTCCTAAACAGTCTGGCTAAAAAGTAATGGCTCAAGTTAACTTCAAGTTCGTATCGAACACCAAGGGTCTTCAAGACGGAATAAAAAAATCTTCTAAGTCACTAAAAGGCTTTGGCGACACGACTAAAAAAGTCGGTGGCGGTATCAGCAAGATTCTTGGTGGCTTCGGGCTTGCTCTGGGTGCTAGCGCACTGATCAGCGGATTGACTAACGCCACTAAGGCAGCAGCGGAAGACCTAAAGCAGCAGAAGCTCCTGGCAGGTCAGTTGAAGCGAACCACTCAGGCGAGCGACGCTCAAATCAAGGGCGCTGAACGATATGTGCAGACTCTCTCTGAGCAGACCGGTATCCTCGACGACGACCTACGCCCAGCCCTCTCGAACGCCGTCAGAGGCTCAGGAAGCCTCGCACGCGGTCAGAAACTACTCCAAATAGCCTTAGACGGTTCTGTGGCTTCAGGAAAGCCCCTAGACACCGTTCTGAACGCCCTAATCAAAGCCAACAACGGAAACACACAAAGCCTCTACCGTCTAGCTCCCGAGTTGCGCAAAACTAAGGGCGGCATCGACGACTACGCCGAATCGGTCAAGGGCGCAGCGGTTGCCGGTGCAGACCCGTTCGCGAAGTTCAACGTTGCGGTCGAAAACCTGAGCGAAGAGTTCGGCATGACCTTATTGCCGTACGTCGAAGCGTTCGTTACATTTTTGACCGAGAAAGCCATTCCAGCGGTTAGCGACTTCATCTCAGACGCTAGCAACCCAAACACTGACACTGGTAAAGCGTTCAAAGCCATTCGCGAAGCTGTGGTTGGTAAAGATGGCAAGTCTGGCGTTTACGGTGGCATCCTGCTAGTTGTCGACGCTATTGGGCAACTATTCGGCTCGCTCTCGAGCAACGGCAACGCGCTAGACGGTCTGGTTAAAGCCTTCGAGATTCTGGCCGTCACACTTGACGTTATTTTGTTCAGCATCGCAAGCATTATCAACCAGCCTCTTACTGGCGTCGTTGATCGTGTGAAAAAGCAAGTTACAGGCGCAGCTGCTATTAAGAACATTCTTGAACGTGAGTCGCTGTTTGGCACTTCCTGGAACGGTATTGCTGCACCTGGTCAAGTCGCATTGTCGCCACGCATGGCTGAAGCTGCTGCAACCTCGAACAACTACACAATCAACATCAACAAAGCCAACATGACTCCGCAAGAAATCATTGCAGCCATCAAGAAGTACGAGCGCGATACGGGCAAGAAATAATGGCTAATGACGTGTTTGATGTTTGCACCGATGTTCAGGTGCTTGTTTACACTTACGACCCAAACGTTATGGTTTGGTCGGTTTCGCGTTGGAATCAAGACAACTGGGCTACAGGCTCGGAAACCATGTCTTGGCAACAGGTCACCGGTGACGTTGTAAGCATCGAAACTTTCAACGGCTTTGAAGTGTTGGCAGGTTACGCTCGACCACAAACACCGTCGGCCACAATCAAAATGCAGGGAGCCGATTACGACCCTGCCATGAACTCGCTAATGCGGCCAGGCACTCCAATTGCTATTCGTGTACGCCCTAACCCTGACACCGCTCCAGGTGTTTGGAAAACGCTTTGGCAGGGCAGAATTGCTAACTGTGATGTTGGCTACTCGACTAACTGGCTCAATACAATCACTTTTGAGTGTGATCATCCTTTGCGTGACGTGCTCAACTATGTATCGGTAACTGGTATTTCAGTTCCTAACCCTTGTCACTCGACCGACTTTTGGACTGTCATGAACGCTGCAACAGGCGTCAACATCATTCAGTCGGGCGCGCCTGGGCTTGTTGGATACGACATTCAAGGATTCACCACCTCAGGCAACGTCGACTATGGCACGCTAGTGAACAACTTGAGCGACACTAACATTGGCGCTTTGGTCTATCAACCAAACCTTAGCGACACAGACCTTTACTACTACACCTGGTACGAGCTTCAGAATCGAACACTTTCGCCTGATGTTGTTTTCGAGGGTGAACCTAGCGCCACCGCAAACCGCGCCGAGTTCAGCGACATCGTGGTTGGCTTCGACACGCTACAGTTCGTCAACACACTCAACTACACAACCGCTGGCGGTGTCGACGACTATTCACAAAATGACGACTCAATAGCAATCGTTGGCGACTTGCGCGGAACGGTTTACACACGCCACTACTACGCTGCAGACGCAGACGCAGCTGCAAACATTGTCACTTCGACAATCCCGACCCAGTTAGTGCGCCAAATCACTGCACCAATGATCTATAGAGCCGGGCAACTAAACGAATATCTACTTCGCGACCCGCTCGACACCGCTAAGGTGACTGTGGCTAACGCTAAAGTAGAGTTCAACGACGTGTTTTTCATTCGCGGAGTCAACCACTACATGACCGTTGACAACTGGGATGTAACATTCGACCTATGGAAAGGCCGCTAAATGGCATACAAAACATTTACCGCTGGCACACTAGCCACCGCGAGCGACGTCAACACCTACCTGATGAAACAGTCGGTCATGGTGTTTACAAACACGACTGCTCGAGACGCTGCATTGACTTCGCCAACCGATGGCATGTTGACGTTTCAGACTGCCGACGACTCATTCACAATCCGCGACAATGGCTCTTGGGTAAACATCGACGTTGCTTGGAAAACTTACACACCAACAATTAACAACGTCACTCTTGGCTCGGGCTACAGCCTTTCGGCTGCATACGCTCAAATCGGTAAAACAGTAATTGTGCAGTTCTACTTCGCCTTAGGCTCGACCAGTGCAATCACCGGCGACATCAATTTCAGTCTGCCGATTAACCAAGCATCTAGCAACCGTTCAGCATCGGTTGGGACTTGTGTTGTCACAGACGCATCGCCAGCAACTCGTTACCCAGGTACTGTCTTGTTGTCGGGAACCCCTGGCTTTGCGTTTATCCGCGTCGGCAACGCTTCGGGTACTTACTTGACGCAGGTGGCTTGCAGCTCGAGCATCCCGATTGCAGTCTGGGCGGTCAATGACTCAATCTCGACGACCATCATCTACCAAGGAGTGTAAGCATGATCACATTGTTTACTTGCAACGCGACCGAATGCCCCAACACCGGCATCGAATACCGCATGGAAGACGCAAACCCCGTTGCTAAATGCGGAGGATGCCACCAGACCCTAATCGGAACACCAGAACAGGAAGAAAACTAATGGGAAACGTCGACTCACAGCCATGGCCATCACCAGCCGAACCAAAGCCAGCCAAAGCACCAAAGGCTGAACCAGCCCCTGAAGCAGAGTAATGTCTGCCGAACTGCCGAAGCCAACCACTCCAACTCTTTTGGCCCACATCGACAACCGCCTAGCGGTCATTGAAGCACGCCTAGAGATTATTGCCGACCATGAGTCGCGCATTCGTGAGCTTGAAAAGGCACGTTGGCAGTCTGCGTGGATCACTAGCATTTCAACCGCAGTCGCGGTCGCTGTAATCGTTTCACTAATCTCGAGGACAATCTAATGGCGCAATACATCGAACCATTCCCAGCCAGCACTCGCGGAGACGAGTTCGGCAACCTAGCACCATACCGTCAGGGCAGACCTCACCGCGGTCAAGACTGGTCACCTAAAGCAGGCTCAGTTATTCCAGCAATCACCAATGGTGCAATCAAAGTCAACGAGTGGTCTGACGGACTCGGCTGGTATGTCATTCAGTCAACCTCTGACGACCTGTTCGTGCTTTACGCTCACCTCGAGGCGCAACCAAACTTGAGCATCGGGCACTATGTCCATGCCGGCGACCCAGTCGGCAAAGTTGGCAACACTGGCAAGTTCTCGACCGGTGCGCACTTGCACTTGAGCATTGCGAAGTCTAAGAACGTGCACCTATGCCCCTACGACAAGCTCGTCGACCCGCTCAAGCACATTGCAGCTAACCCAGCCCCTAAGAAGCCAGTCGCGAAGCCTGCTGAAAAGCCAGCAGTCAAAGCCCCAGCAAAGAAGAAGAAGTGATGATCAAGAAACTACTAAAGCGCACCTACCGCGTCGGCGCATTCGCTCTCGGTGTTGGCATCCTGGCCCTCGGTGCAGGCTCGGTTCTAAACATGAACGCACTCGAATCTGCAACTTTTGGTGCGATTATGGCTGTGCTTGGACTAATTGGTGCTATAGCATTTACTTACGCCGCTAAAGGTCAAGTACCAGACGCGGACTTTGACAGCCACATCAACTCGGCCATCGAGAACGTGAAGTCA